CATCTAGCTTTGTTTCCATGCCATCAATAATTCTGTTGATAAGTTTCCATATAAAGAAACCTAGACCAAGTGCTGCTGCTATAGGAAAGCCTACTTCGTTTATAAATGTTACTGCTTCTTGCATTAGCTTATTGTGTAAGTTACTGAACCCCAAGTGCTGTGTGCTGCTCTGTAGGTTTCATGTTCTGCTGCTGTAGCAGTTATTTTTATTAAATTATAATTTTGTCCATCTCCAAAATTATCTTCAGTTGTTCTTGTTGTTTCGTCTGCACTTAGTGTAGGTCTCCATTTTTCTAATTGATTTTCATAAGTTTCAACTAATTCTAAGACCGCACCAGTGCAAGTAAGTTTTGTATAACACAAAGCACCGCCTAACATAAGATTGGCAGTAGCATAGCTGTTATCTCTATGTGTTGGATGTATAACTCCCATCTTAATTGTAACTATCTTGTTATCAAAATCGTAATGTTGAAAACCAAGTTTTGTGCCATCTGTCTTTTCTAGCACCACTGTTAAACTACATTTATTACCTGCTTTTACTTTGGCTTCTGTGTAACCCCCTGTGACATAAAGCATATTAGCAAACTCATTTTGTCTTTGATAAACAGTGTTAGAACCTATTGGGAAGTCCTGTAAACATTCAAGTACAAAAGTTTGATCTGATTCTAGTAAAGGTCTCAGTTTGTAATTATTACTGGATGTGACAGTTGTCATTATTTACCTCCTCCAGATACATGTGTTAATGATAGTAAAGCTTGTAAGGTTATTGTGGCACTACTAGCAGTGTGTGTTACTACGCAAGTAGCGTACTTCTTATCATTGCCTGAAAGGTCTGTAATGCTGCCTAATGTGAAATTATTACCTGAATCTGTTTGCTCTGTGCAAGCACTTATATAATCATTATTGCTGTTAGCTACATTAACCATAGTCCAACGAATAACACACTGTTCATTTGAGACACCATTGTAGTAAGTGACTGTTATGTCTTGTGTAAGTTGTGTTGGTGAATAAGATGCTCCATCTATAGTAACCCAATTAGCAGATGCTAAAGGCGATGCAGTTAAAGAATCTGCCATAGCATTAGTTATTTGTGCTGCAGGTACTGGTCTGTTTACGTTACCACTTGAATCAAACCCTGCTAATGCTCTTTCAAAAGCAGACTTAGAATTAGCACCTGATATATATACGTTATCAAGAAAGAAGTCACCAGTGTATCTGTTGTCACTATTTATTACTGTTGCTGCTCTACTTGCTCCTGAAGTAATAGTGCTGTTAGCAACTCCACCTACAGTTCCTGTGTGATTACCTGATGAAGTTCCTGTATGTGTTGAACCTAATACTGTGGAATCACTTGTATTGTCAACATTAGACAAACCAACTGTAGATTTATTAGGTGAGACTTCTACCCAATTAGATGAACCTGTAGCACTTGCTCTATATTGTCTGTTGTTATCATTGGTGTCATACCATAAGTCACCAACTGCTGTAGCTGTTGGAGCGTTATTTTGTCTAAATACTGTTATCTGTCTTTCGTCAGCTACGCTACCTAAACCTATTCCTGCCTTAGTTAAAGTTGTAGATACCCACTCACCGCTTGTTACCTGATCTGCTCCTACAGCTTGCGATCTATAAACTTTATTTCCATCGTTAGTGTCCATCCATAAATCACCTATTGCAGTTGATGTAGGCGGATCATTAGAAGCAAATGTTGTGACTTGCGCTTGATTCAGCACGTTACCTAATCCTATAGCACCTGCTGTTATTGTAGTTGCTACCCATTCTCCTGAAGTGACTTGATCATTACCTGATGATGTTGCTCTATAGATTTTATTGCCATCGTTAGAATCTATCCATAAATCACCTGCGTTTACTGAGGTGGGTACATTGTTTTGTAAAAAGGTTTTAACACCTGTTGCATTGGCATTTAGAACTGCTGCTAATGTTGTAGGAGTACCACCTACTGTATGATTTACAACTGATGTATAAGCAGAGTTAATACCTGTTCCTCCAACGTGCCTTGCTCTAAAATTATAGACAACACCCATTTCCATGCCACCTGCTATGTTGATTTTAGTGACACCTTTCCCTGCTACAGTTTGTGTAAAATAAGTTGAACCACCATTCTTTTTATATTGTATTTCTGTGCCTGTAACTAAAGGTGATGCACTATTTGCCCATGTTACAGTTGCAGATGTAAAGTTAAATGAATCTACGTCTGTACTATCTGTTGCTACAGACAAGCTAGTAGGTGCAGCTAAAGCAAATCCACCTGATGCTAAATTACTTCCTGCAGCTATATTTGCCTGATAATCACTTGTAGCAAAAGCAAAAGTTGATGCAGCAGTTTCTTTAAGTGCAAGTCTGACACCTAGAGTTGGAGCATCATCTGTTTGCATCACTTCCATATTTACAGAAATAACTTCAAATATTTTTTGTGAGAAACCTAACCTTTCATTGGTCATATACACCCAGTCTGCAGGTTGCAGTTTCATAAAAGATAAATCTACCATGCAACTAATGGATGTGGAAAGTCTTTGATTCTTAAGAGCAAGCCTCCCTATACGTTGTGCCATAGTATGCGTAACTGTAAATGGCAACTGTTTCTCCATCTGCTTGACATAGTTCGGTTTATCGTTTGTAGTTCCGTTAGGTGTATCTTCTGTCAAGAACGTAGAGTCTTGGTATACAGGTGCATCTGCTGCTATAAAGTTATTAGTAGAGTCTACATATATAGGCTTGACCGTATTGTATAACTCTCCTGTGCCACTCTTAGTAGAAACATTGACAGGTGCTAACAGATTATCATCTGTAATAGTTAAGGAAGGTGTCTGTGTTGTTCCTGCAAAGATATTAAACTGTCCATTGGTGTAGGACATCTTACCTGCCATAGCACTGAGTAGTCCTTCTATAACACCATTGCCACTAGCACCAAAGTTAGTGAATCCATTTGCTGTGTACTTTTCTTCTGTTGAACTGCCATTTGCTAGAGTAACTGCAACCTCACAAGCACTGGCTGCTGCTGCAACACCTCCTGCGTTTGTTGTGTCGTTTATCTCTGCAGTTAAAGCTTTTAATCCATAGGTCGTATCTGTTATGTAATCTCTTATACACAAAGCAGGGTTATCACTCCATGCGGTACTACTGTCTCTAGGATCAAAAACTTTTTTACCTTTAACTACGAAAGACATATTAGGCATACCACCCCCAAACTTTTCAGGGTCAAATACCATTTGAATGTAGACGTATGCACAATCTAAAAACTTATCTGTTGATACTAGAGAACTTTGTGCAACTGCATAACCATTTGCTGCAGTCTGTGAACCATCTTCAAAACAGAATCTTACCAATCTGCCATTGCTGTCATATTTATTTTCATTTTCTGTATTGGAAAATTCTGAATTGGTTACAGTAAAAACAGTTGAACCACTTATAGTACTGCTGCTAGTAGTAAGGTCTACATCATTTAACCTTACACTTTCTAAGCTTTCTATTTCATGACCTGAAAGAACAACAACTGCGTGTAATAAAAAATTATCTGTGCCTGTTGTTTCCATGTGTACTATTGTTCCACCGACACGACACTTGCCATATATTAGTTGTCTAGGATTAGTTGATGCACGCGTTGCAAACTTAGTTCCAAAGTTAGCGCCTGTAGCATTTATGCCCTTAGAGGTCATTCCTCCTATAACACCTGCTACAAGTGTAGTTGCAAATGTCGTAGCGGCTAAACTTGTAAGTGCGGCAGTACTAAGAGCAGCACCTCCAAAAACAGGTGCAAGTAAAGCGCCGCCAATAGCAATAAAAGTAACTACTAATGCTGCTTTAATTGCCTTAGCCATCTATTCTCCAAGCCTTCACAACATCAACATTTTGCTTAACTACTAAACCATCATCATTGACACCTAAAGCACTCACTCCATCAAAGACACAAGCCAGTTCACTTTCTTCTTTGTAAACTCCAAAGTCTCCCTTTGTGATGTAAGCAGGTTCTATTGTGTTGATACCTGTAGTCTTTTTAATTGCGTTGTCTATCGCTGCTGCCAGTCCTTTTCCTTTGCCATATTTAAAAATACTCTGCATGGCTTGTTCTTCTGTTTGCCATTTCCATGTATTAGGCAAAAGATCTTTTTTTGTCATAGTTTTTATAAAACCATTAGTAAACATTACACAATCCCATTTACCCCATTCAAAAGGTGTGTTTATGTTTCTATTTACATAAGCATCAAAAGATATTTCCCAGTCAGGTATTTTTTTCATCATCTTTGTGAAACATAATCATAAGGGTCACGATCACCGCCACTTTGTCCGCTGTTTATATCTTGCTTTTGCCCCCATGCTATTTGCTTATCTGCTAACTGTTGTACTCTGTTGAATCCTGTATCGCCATTATTTAAGAACTGTTGTGATTCTAAAGTATATCTAAGGTTGGAAGGTCTTTCTAAATCTACTAATCTATTTTCACAATCAATAGTTATGGTTGCACCATCAGGTGTATCGGTGATTGTTAATGAAGTCATGCGTCCTTTAAATAATGTGAGTTCACCTGCGCTTTCATTAGAGCCACCCATTTGAAAGCCTAAGAATAAAGTTATTGGTCTATTTTGATAATTCTCTGTAAGAGCATAATCAAGGACAGTTGCATCCATGCCTGATAAAGCAATAGTAAGACCACTTGATTTAAGTTCTAAATCTTCTTCTACACCACTTATAGATAGTAGTGAGCCTGCTCCTGTGTAAGTTTCTGAATTAACTGTAATATCATCTGTACCCGACCAAACCCTTATATCGTCAGTGTCAAACTCTGCTTTTACAGCAAAAAACATTGTTTGTGCATCAGCACCAAGTCTGTTGGATATTGCTGTATCTACACCTTGTCTTGTAGCCATTACACTACCTCAATACAAGAAAAACTTATTCCATATAATGATGCTCTATCTGCATGCCAATCTACAGTATTATCCTGTAACCTAAATAAGCCTTTAGGATTTTGGAATATAACAAATTTATTGTCTGCTAAATCTGATCTAAGTTTTGGTTCTATTTGAACAGAGTATCTATCAGGAGTAGCATCTGTCTTAGTAGCATCTTCTACTACCATAACTAACTGTACTGGATTTGCAGTTGTAGCTGTGCCTGCTGTTATACCAAGATAGTCACCTTTTTTGATTGTGCCTGTAAAGCTGCTTGTGGTATCTAATGATAATCCTGTTGCACCCTTTACGTTCTGTTGTACTTTGCAGCCTGACGTAGAACTTACATTTGTTAAAACACTATCAACGACTACAACTGTTGCACTTGTCTTTGTAGTTATCTTGTGTGTTCCGTTGTTTTCTTCATTAGCTAAACCAGTAACGTGTATAAAATCTCCAACTACTGCAGACCCAAAAGTGCTTGCACCTGCTGTAAAAGTATTCCCATTTGTTACTGTTAAAGCTACGTTAGTGTTATCTACCCTTTTATCGCTCAGTAAATGCGTTGTATTGAATGTTCCTGTGTTAGTTAGGGCATCAGGGTCAGCAAACTTAAAATGATTTGTAGTGCCTTTTAATTGCAGTAAAAAAGATTGCCATTCTTTAGCCTGTGTTCTGTTCATTGCAGGTAAGGTTACATCTGCAGTCCAATATACTGCATCATATTCTTGTGTCAGTTGCTTGCCTGTAAATGGTGAAGCGGTTTGTCCTATTGCCCTGAATAGACTGAAATTACTTCTAACAAAGTTAGGAGTTGTAGGCATTGTTATTAATCTAGCCACTTCCTAATAATCCTTTTCTAA